CAGACTTAATGATTAAATATGCTAACGGCAGCGCAGATTTAGTGGAAATAAAAAGTGAGCGTGACGTAAACACAAAACAGGTAATCGCAAAAAATAAAGCCGCAATAAATTATGCTAAACAACACGGAATGGGATTTAAGCTAATAACTAATAAAACTATTGAAACCGCCTTATAGTGGCGGTTTTCTTTTGGGGTGAGGTGATGACGATGTGATGTTAAAAGAAATAGGCACATACCTACAGGGCCAGGGAATAGGAACGCTGGGAACAGATATATTTCTCGGCCTGATGCCCGACCAACCCGACAACTGCATTGCACTCTTTGAGTATGCCGGATCGCCTCCCGATTTACACTGGAATGGCGAATATCCCGGCTTGCAGGTGCGGGTCCGGAACAAAAGCTATGCGGCTGCAAGAACAAAAATCGGAGAAGTAATGGAGAAACTCCATGGGCTGCATGAACAAACGCTGTCCGGCACTCGGTACCTGCTTATCAAAGCCCGGGGCAGCCCTGAGGTATTGAAGCGTGATAACAACAACAGAGTTGAACTATTTGTAAATTTTGAAATTATAAAGGAGCGTGAATAATCATGGCAGTAACAGGAACTGGCGGAGCTGTGAAGCTCGGCGCGAATAAAATAGCAGAATTATCAAACTGGAGCCTTGACTTGGGAGCAGATGATATTGATGTTACCAGCTTTGATTCAAACGGCTGGAAGGAATATCTTGCTGGGCTAAAGGAATGGTCGGGTAGCATAGAGGGCAACTTTAAACCTACCGACACGAACGGCCAGAAGGCAATTTTAACCGCCTGGTTGAATGGAACAGCGCTGGCATTCACTTTTGAAGTTTCTTCAGGCGTGACTTTTCAGGGAAGCGCACTTGTGAAGCCCAGCATTGAGGTACCGATTGATGACAAAGCAACATTTTCCTGCGATATTACAGGAACTGGACCTTTGACATTGCCAACATAAGGGGTGAACTGATATGGCAATAACTGGAATGACTGGCGCGGTGTACGTTTCTGACGTCAACACCGCTCCGGTGTCTTTTTCGGATAAACCGTGCACAGGGGATACTGAGAGGAAACGTTATCAGATTACTGATGCAAACCTGAGATATTGGGACCCGGACACTCCGATAACAGTGAAGAAAAAAGGATCGGTTGTAACAACTGGATTTACTTTGGAATACGTCGGCGGCTTTGTCGTTTTTGATACGGCCCTGGGTGCGGATGATACAGTCACTGTGTCCGGAAAGGCCCTGACGCTCATCCAGGCCGGGGGGTTCTTTAACTGGAGCATAGATGGCGATGCCGACGATGCAGACGCAACGACATTCGCAAGCCAGGGATGGAAAGAGTTTGCCCGGACGCTGAAAGGCTGGTCCGGAAGCGCAGAAGCCTACTGGGGCGATACGCAGTTTTATGATTCACTGGGTAAGACCGTGGTCGTGAAGTTGTTTGTTGACGCAGGGGCCAGCCAGAAATGCCTGGAAGGGTTTGCCATTATTAACGGCGATGGTATCGAGAACCCGGTTGACGGGCTGGTGCAGGAGACGATTGACTTCACAGGTACAGGGCCGCTGTATATAAGGATGTAGGGAGGATAAGCAACCATGAGAAACAAAATCGTGAAATTTGCAGGTAAGGACATAGACGTTAAGGAAAGGCGCATCGGCGAGCTTGAGATACTGGTGCGCGAACTGTTCCCCAGCACAAAGGGCAAGCTGAAAAACCTTGACAAAGCGCTGAACGACCTGGAGATTGACTGGGATCTGTTGTACAAGAAACTCCCGATCATCTTCCCGGAGGTCACCGAGGATGATGTCAAAAACGCTTACATGAGCGACTTGGAAAAGCTGATCGGAGCATTCGTTGATGTAAATTTTTTCGCACTGAAGCAGATGATACCGAAGCTGATCCTTTTGGCTCAGACTGGCTCACAGCGGAAGTAGTCGTTCTGCTTGGGAGAGAATTCGGCTGGACGCTGGACGAGATGCGGCAGCTCCGGCCGAGCGAACTGAGCGCGGTAATGAAAGAACTACAAAAACAGAAACTAATTGACGAATACGCAGAACAGAAAAACAAATGGGCTTTCTTGGCTGCAGTAATAATGAATGGTGTTGCGGTATTAGCCCGAGTTTTTAGCGGTAAGAAAAAGAAAATAAAAGAGATTAGTCCAGATGATTTTATCAGCAAGGACTTCAAGAAAATCATTCAACAAGTTTTAGGCAAACAAGAAGAAGATAATGATTATGACAAACATATTGAGGACGCAAAACAGAAGGGCCTAAAAGTGCCGACAAAGGCAGGTGAGACAGTATGACAGTAGGGCAGGTAATTGCAAAACTGGGGTTGGACCCAAAAGAATATGAAAAAGGTTTGCGAAAGGCAGAAACGCAGGCTAACAAGGCCGGTTCCAAAATTGGCTCAATATTCAAAAATGCTTTTTCCGTTACACTGGGTCAGGCCATGTTTGAAACTCTGAAAAGAGGGTTCAAGGATACTGTTGGAACTGCAATAGATTTTAATGCAATGCTCCAGACCGCACAGATTGGTTTTGCAACTATGCTTGGCAGCGCGGAAAAAGCGCAGAAGTTTTTGGATGACATGGCCGATTTCGCTGCCAGGACGCCTTTTGAGTACCCTGAACTGCTTGAGGCTTCAAAGAAGATGCTGGCATATGGATTCGCAGCGGAGAATGTCCTGCCAACTCTGCGGGCTGTTGGCGATGCTGCGGCGGCCCTTGGCGCAGGCAATGAAGGAATAAATAGAATCACGCTCGCCTTAGGTCAGATCCAGGCAAAGGGCAAGCTCTCAGCTGAGGAAATGCGCCAGTTGACCGAGGCTGGAATCCCGGCATGGCATATGCTTGCTGAAGCGATGGGAACAACCGTTCCCGAACTCCAGAAGATGGTATCAAAAGGTCTTGTTCCCGGGGCAAAGGCCGTCGAGATGCTAACAGCGGGCATGACAAAACGCTTCGGCGGCATGATGGCATCAATGGAGGACACCTGGCAGGGGGTCACATCAAGCATAAAAGACATTTGGAGGATGACCGTCGGCACACTGACACAAACGCTGTTTGGCGGCCTCAACAACATGCTGATACAGGTCCGCGACTTCATGGCGGCGTTCTACACATATTTGCAGGGCATCCTCGGCAAAAAGGCAAAACAATCGACCGATGCGCTTGTCGGCAGCACAAAGGCGCAGGCAGCGGCTATGGCCGACGTTGGAGAAGCTACAGAAGAAGCTGCAAAAAAGGCAAATAAAAACCTGCAGACCTTCGACGAGGTACACCAGCTCCAGGAGGAAATGAGCGATACGGCTGCAGGAAGTATGTTTGCAATGCCGGAAACAGGTGCCATGGCTCCGCTTGAGATGGAGGACGCAGGAGAACCGGAAGCATTTTCAAAGTTCCAAGAAGTTCTCGAGAAGCTCGCTGTCCTGTTCGGTCCTGTTGCTGACGGATTTGATAAGTTGAAAGAAGCAGCCGAACCGATAGTTAAGAATATCGGTGAAGGGTTGAAATGGCTCTGGGATGAGGTGCTTGTACCTTTTGGTTCCTGGACCATATCCGAAGCTGTGCCAGCATTTTTCAATTTGCTTACCGGTGCATTTAAAGTGCTGAATCCTATCCTTGAAGGTTTTAAACCGTTGGGACAGTGGCTGTGGGATAGTTTCCTTCTGCCGGCAGCAAAATGGACTGGCGAGGCATTCGTTGTGACTATAAACGCAGTAGGCGATGCCCTTAAAGCCATAGGAGGTTGGATGTCAGAAAACAAATCTGTGGTTGAAGGAATAACAATAGCATTTGCCGCATTTTTCGCGGCATGGAAACTTACTGAACTGATGGCTTTCATTCAGATGGCTGGCGGAATAGTTGCAGCTATACAGGCAATAACTTCGGCGATTTGGGCCAATATAGCGGCCAAAATTGCCGATAAAGCAGAAACTATCGCCATAATCGCTTTGTATGCGAAAGACTTTATTGTTGCCCTCGCAAAAGGCGTAGCTTCTCTGGCGACCAATACTGCCGCATGGATAGCCAATACAGCTGCTATGGTTGCTGCCAAAGTCGCTCAAATTGCTGTAACAGTCGCCACTACAGCATGGAGCACGATCAGTGGCATTGCTACAGCGGCGACGACTGCCTTAGGTGTTGCTTTCAATTTCCTCATGTCTCCGATAACTCTGATTATTGCTGCTATTGCCGCCGTGATTGCCATTGTCGTCCTACTCGTGACGCACTGGGACGAAGTAAAGGCCGCAGCAATTGCATGCTGGGAGTGGATAAAACAAACTTGGCAGGTCGTTGCGGAGTGGTTCGATACAAATGTGATCCAGCCGGTAGCCAATTTCTTTGTCAATCTGTGGGAAGGAATCAAAAACGCAGCATCCAGTGCATGGGATTGGGTGAAAAATGCTTGGAATAAAGCCGGTAGCTGGTTCAGCGAAAATGTCACAAAACCAGTAGGTAATTTCTTTAAAAACACTTGGAATAGCGTCAAAGAAGGAGCCTCAACCGCATGGGGAAAGACGAAAGAAGCGTGGAAAAGCACATCAACTTGGTTTGGAGAGAATGTAACCAAACCGGCCGCCAAACTTTTCATGGATGGCTTTACTAAAATACTCCAGTGGGGTGTTGATGCTTACAAGGGTATAGTGACAGCCTTTGAAAGCCTTAGCACATGGTTCAGAAATAATGTGACCGAGCCTATAGCGAACTTTTTCAAAGGAGCTATAAATACTGTCATCGACGCATTGAACTGGATGATTCGAGGACTGAATAAACTTAGTATTAACGTGCCAGCGATTCCAGGGATAACCGATGGATTTACTCTGGGATTTAACATTAAAGAGATACCTCGTTTAGCAACCGGCACAAACTACGTCCCGCAGGATATGCTCGCCATGCTCCACGAAGGCGAGGCTGTTGTGCCTAAGAAATACAATCCTGCAGCAGCGGGACTAACTGCTGAAACAATAGAACAGGCAGTATACAGAGCATTTACGAACGCATTAAGAATCATGCAGGCGTCAGCAAGGCAGGACGACAAGGAGCTTGTTCTCAAGATAGACAATACCGTACTAGCACGGATGCAACTACCCGCCATAATCCGAGAGGGCCAGCGACAGGGCCTGAATCTTGCAATTCAGGGGGTGTAATGAATGCTGAAAATAGCAGGAGTAACGGTCAAAACGCCCAGCGAGCTCAAAGTTGGGCGTTTTGATTTAACCAAAAGCAACCGCACTGCCTCCGGCAAGATGATGATGGAGTTGATAGCTACAAAGCGCAGGGTGGACGTGGTTTGGAGGATGGTGCCTGATTCCGAACTTCAAAAAATAATCAATACGATATCAGCAAATAAGCCGTTTTTCGCCTTGGAATACCCTGATGCAGGCGGGCAA